ACGATTCATCAATTAAATTAAACAAACAGAACAAAAAGATTTTAACAGATGCAGGTAGTGGCTCTGAGAGTTATATATTTCAAAGTGTTCCTTACATAGTAAGTATAGAATTAAATGTATTAGCAAAAACACAAGATGAAGCACTACAAATTGTAGAACAGATAATACCTACGTTCACACCAGAATATACAGTAACAATTAAAGATATGGAAGGTGTTGGTCAAAGTGTTGACGTTCCAATTACTCTTTCAGATGTTACTCTTCAAGATGACTATGAAGGTGACTACGAAACACGTAGAACATTAATTTATACTTTAAACTTTACGATGAAAATACGTTTTGTTGGTGAAACAAAATCAAGTAAGATTATTAATATTGTGGATACACAGTTCCACGATACGTCACTTGCACCAAAAACAATTAGTGACGACCCGCTTGAAACAGTGCGGAGCGAAGTGACTAGTGATTCACCATTTAAAATAATAGACACATTTGGATTTGATAGCCCATCATAATATAATGACACAAAAAAAGAAAGAAGACTTACTCGCAGCATTAAATAAAAATCTTCCAAAAGAAATAAAAAAGAAAAAAGATAATATAGATATCATTCAAGATACCGAGGAAGATTATCAGTATACGCGAGAGAAGTTAAAAGGTTTAGTTGGCCAATCAGAAGAAGCGATTGAGTTAATGATGGCCTTAGCACACGACACAGAGCATCCCAGAGCTTTTGAAGTACTTGGTAATCTGTTGAAAAATACTGGTGATATTACCGATAAACTATTACAGCTTCAGAAAAAGAGAAAAGAGCTTACTCAAGAAGAAGCGAAAGTCGGTAATACAACAAATAATGCAATCTTTATGGGTTCAACTACTGAACTCCAAAAGTTTTTGAAAAATAAAAAGGAACAATCTATTGATGTCGAAACAGAGTGATGGTTATCTTGGTAATGCATTAGTTAAACGTGATGCTTTAAAACAGAATTTTACTGAAGAACAGATTGAAGAATACGTTAAATGTATGGAAGACCCTCTGTACTTTGCGGCAAAGTTCATTAAAGTCATTGCACCGTCAAAAGGTTTAATTTCGTATAAGCCTTATCCTTACCAGAAAAAAATGATGAAGACATTCGTCGATAATCGTTTTTGTATTGTTCTTGCCTGTCGCCAATCTGGTAAATCTATTACTTCTATAGTTTATATTCTTTGGTACGCTATTTTTCACCCAGAAAAGAACATTGCGATTCTAGCTAATAAAGGAGCTACTGCAAGAGAAATGTTATCTCGAATTACTTTAGCTCTTGAGCACTTACCCTTTTATCTTCAACCCGGTTGTAAAGAATTAAACAAAGGAAGTATAACGTTTTCGAATAATTCGAAGATACTGGCTGCGGCAACATCTGGTTCTTCTATTCGGGGTTTATCTATTGATCTACTCTTTCTTGACGAGTTTGCTTTTGTTGAAAACGCGAATGAATTTTATACTTCTACATATCCAGTAATTTCAGCTGGTGACGAAACAAAGGTTATTATTACATCAACCGCAAACGGTGTTGGAAATCTTTATCACAAATTATATCAAGGTGCAGCTCAAAGTACGAATGAGTTTGTACCATTTAGAGTTGATTGGTGGGACGTACCAGGTCGTGATGAAAAGTGGAAACAAACCACAATCGCAAATACATCAGAACTTCAGTTTGAACAAGAATACGGAAATAACTTTCACGGACGTTCTAATACGTTGATATCTTCAAATGTAATACTTGGACTAAAAGGCAAAAAACCTATTGAAGAAAGAAATGGTATAAAGTATTATAGTAAACCAGAAAATAGTCACACATATATTATGACTGTTGACGTTTCAAAGGGGCGAGGCCAAGACTATTCTACATTTTGTGTGTTTGATATAACGAATGACGATTTTAAACAAGTTGTTACGTTTAGAGATAATTTAATCTCACCATTAATCTTTCCAGACATTATTGTAAAAGTTGCGGAAGCATATAACCAAGCTTTGATTGTAGTTGAAAACAATGATGTAGGTCAGGTAGTGTGTAATGCAATCTATTACGAGTACGAATACGAAAATACTTTTGTTGAATCAACTGTAAAGGCAGGCGGCGTTGGCGTTACAATGACAAAGAGAGTCAAAAGAATCGGTTGTTCAAATCTCAAAGACTTAATTGAGATGAGTAAAATTGATATAGTTGACTACAATACAATTTCAGAATTAGCAACCTTTGAAATAAGAGGTGCATCTTACGAAGCCTCTGATGGTAATCACGACGATTTGGTTATGAATCTTGTTCTCTTTTCTTGGTTTATTTCTTCAGAAGCCTTTGGTAACATATCTGATTTAGACTTAAAAGCCGTGTTATACCAAGATAGAGCAAGAGAAATAGAAGATGAATTATTGCCTTTTGGTTTTATTGATGATAATAAGCAATCTACTAACGTTGTAAATCCGCATCTTGACGAAATGATACAACAACGCAAAGACTGGTTAGGTCTGTAAATACCCATATTTATAAATATATACATGACGTGAGCACATCTTATTATGAATTTAAACTTATTATACAACTAAAACTAATCTGAAAGGAAAATTATGGCGTTTCAAGTATCACCTGGAGTCGAGGTAAAAGAAATCGACTTAACCAATGTCATACCGGCGGTATCAACCTCTATTGGTGGATATGCTGGTAGGTTCAGATGGGGCCCAATCGAAGAAATCTCTTTGATTGGCTCTGAAAATGAACTAGCAAATAAATTCGGTAAACCGAATGCAACGTATGCGCGTTCCTTCTTTGAAGGCGCATCGTTTTTACAATACGGTAATGCTCTTAGAGTAGTAAGAGCAGAAGAAACTAGTGTAATGAATTCATCTAGTGGATCAAAAGCAACATCACTTAAAGAACTAGCAATTGATACTACTGCAGTAACAGAGCTAGACGCAATTAGTGATGGTGACAATATCTTGGATAACTTTTTAGTAACATCGTCAGATGCTACTGATACAGTACCTGTACTGGAAAATCCATTGTATGTTATTGACACAATTGCAATAGCAGCAACGAATTCGCCAACCGATACTAGCGGTTATGACGCAGAAGATGTTTCTTCTTTCACTATTGCTGGTAAAGCAATTGAAGTTGAAGTAGACACTGTATCTGGCGATGACCCAACTGCTGTTTCACTAACAGGCGTAACTGCTGGAACAAAGTTTACTGTGTCTGAGCTTAAAGGCTTGACTGCAGCAAATATGCTCACTATTCCAACTACAAACGTAAGTGGTACTGGTGTTGGTCTTACAGTAGATATAACATTTAAACTTAGCTCAATCACAATTAGTGATGGTGGCTTTGGATTAAATGGTTCAACTCTTACATTTAAAGCTAACAAGCAAGATTCAGCTTCTACAGAAGTAACAGTTACAGCTGGTTTTACAGCAACACTTGCTGTTGCTGGAGATTCTGATCTACAAATTATTAAGAATGACGATGCGTTTGATAACCTTAAATCAGGTCTTAATGATGATGTTTATTCAAGATATGCTGGTGTTCTTGGTAACAAGACTCGAGTATATATCTTAAATAGTGTAAACTTTGGAGGCTCTTTTACTGGTGCTGATGGCAATTCATTTGCTGCCGCAAGTAATTTTGATGGTGCACCTGATGCAGCTAGCGAAGTACACATTCTTGTTACTACAACTGCAAAAGAATTCACTGGAGATAACTCAGAAGCAACTGAATTGGTTGTTGAAACATGGCCTTTCTTAGGTGTATCTTCAACTGCTAAATCTGCTGATGGTTCTAATAACTATTACTCTGACGTAATCAATGCACGTTCAGAGTGGATTTATGTACCTTCTGATATCACAAATGTTCATGCATTAAGTGCAACCAACGGAACATTCGCATTGTCCGGTGGTCTCGATGGTTCTGCAACACGTAATGATGGTATGGTTACAACAGCTCTTGGTCTATTGTCTGATGCTGAAACAGTAGATGTAAGTCTTCTTTTCTCAGAGTCTGATAAAGACGGTGTTGGAACAATCAGTAATGAAGTTCTTGATATTGCTAAAGCAAGAAAAGACGCAGTCGGTTTTGTATCACCACCTGTTGCTGATACAAAGGGTATTGCAGGAGGAACTGCTCTAACCAACGTTATAGAATTCAGAAACAATACATTGACATCGGGTACTGATTCTTATGGTGTAATTGGATCAACATCCTTGTACATCTACGATAAGTATAACGATGCCTTTATTCACATTGGTTCTCAAGGTCATCTTGCAGGTCTTTGTGCTAATACAGACGGTGTTGCAGCTCCATGGTTCTCACCAGCTGGTTTCAATAGAGGCAGCTTGAGAAGTGTAGCTAAGGTAGATTTCAACCCAAGTAAAATTCAAAGAGATGAGCTTTACAAGGCAGGAATCAATCCAATTACTGCATTCCCTGGTCAAGGTATTGTGTTGTTTGGTGATAAAACACTTCAAGCAAAACCATCTGCATTCGACAGAATCAACGTAAGAAGATTATTCATCGTATTAGAAAAAGCAATTGCTACCGCAGCTAAATTCCAATTATTCGAATTGAATGATGAATTTACTCGCGCGACATTTAGAAACGCCGTAGAACCGTTCTTGAGAGATGTTCAAGGAAGACGTGGAATCACTGATTTCTTGGTTATCTGCGATGACACAAATAACACTGGTCAAGTAATTGATACCAACCGCTTTGTGGCTGATATCTTTATTAAACCAGCACGTTCAATTAATTTCATTACATTGAGCTTTATCGCAACAAGAACTGGTGTCGATTTCTCTGAAGTAGTTGGATTATCTAACGGTTAATCATATAAATAAAAGAAAGGATAAACAACTATGAGTTTAAGAGTAGACGACCTAAAAGCAAAACTAACAGGTGGAGGCGCACGCCCGAACCTTTTTAAAGCAACAATTAATTTCCCTAACTATGCAGGGGGTAATTCTGAGCTGACTTCATTTTTATGTAAGGCAGCTCAGTTACCTTCATCTGTCATTGGACAGATTGATGTACCTTTCAGAGGTAGACAGTTAAAAGTTGCTGGTGACAGAACATTCGAAAACTGGACTGTTACAGTCATTAATGAAGATGCCTTCGAGGTTCGAAATTCATTCGAGCGTTGGGCTAACGGAATTAATGAGCACCGTAACGGTACTGGTATATTAAATCCTGCTGATTATCAAGCAGATTTAACTATCGAGCAGTTGAACCGCCAAAACGAAACAATCAAAGAGATTATACTTCGTGGAGCGTTCCCTGTGAATGTTGCTGGCATCGACCTCTCATACGATACAACAGACACACTTGAAGAATACACAGTGGAGTTTGCTTATCAGTATTGGGAAGCCGCCGGTGTTACCAGTTAATTAATAAGTTACTTATTTACAATGCGGGTCTCTTTTTAGGGGCCCGCATTTATTTGTATAAATAGTATTATGGAAAAGATTTCTTATGAAAATTTATTTGGAGCTGATTTAGCAAAAAGGGTTGGGTCTCGTGAAGATAAACTTGACGTTAAACTAAAATCATTTGCACCCAAAAGAGACGAAGAAGGCGCTACTGCTGTAACAGTCGGTGGTTATTATGGTCAATATGTGT